TTCTTATTTTGGGGCATCGGTTAACTCTATTAATTTGGTTCGGGTATCCTTCCAATCTTTAACATGATACGCTTTACCGCCCCTTTTCTTTACTGCTTCCCCTAAAGAATAATCATTACCACCTTCTTCCATTCTATCACCGAAGAAATATAATTCATCATCTTTAGAAAAATCTCTTAATATCTGACTTTTATCACTACCTAAAGGGCCTAGATCCAGACCTGTTTGACCTCCCAATGCCACAGAAAGATATGGGAAATTATACAACAATCTTCTTGCAATATACTCTCTTTCCCCATGCTTCTTATCCCATTCAACATATTCCTTCCTACCTGCTGACGGATCTTTACCTCTTCCCAAAATACTAAAATTAACTCCTCCTGGCCTTCTTTCAATATGCAATCCATTACGAATAGGGAATTTACTGAAATTTAATTCATCTTGTAAAAACATTTCAACTTCCTTTGGTAACTCCCAATCATCTCTATAAACATTTACATCTTTTTCATATGCATCACTACCAGAACAGTTATAAACTCTTTTAGATGCATAACATATATCCAATCCCACCTGCTCTACAGTTTTTACTCTATCACTCCCAGTAACAAGATAAACATCATGCTGACGACAAAACATAAGAAAGGGTGCCCAGAACTCATGTTTAATTTTTTTTCTACTGGGAGTTATAGTCCCATCCACATCAAATAAATATTTTTTCATTTATCAAACAAAGCATGTTTTGATGTGCCAGCATTATCATTGGATATGTTTCCTATACCAGTCTCTTCGGTTTCCTCTAATTTATATTCCCAATCTTCTATCACAGTGTTTGCTAATAGTCTATCAGAAAGAAGATCCATTTGTTCTCTTGCTACCTCTTCATTCTCTGCATCAAACCAAAAATCAATTGCCTTCCCAATCCTTAACAGATGTGGTTCAAGACCAGGAGCAACTCTCTTTGTATTATTCATCACTGCATTACCAGCAGCATCTGATACAGATCCTCTCAACCTAACATGAACAAGTGCTTTAAATCTCATCTCTAATACCCTCTTTCTTTAATTGGGCACCAATTGATTCTTTATTAGATTCAATTAATTTCCACACAACAGGCCGTTCCAATTCCAATGCTTTATTGGCAGCCTCATATCCCCCATCAGCATTAATCTCACATTCATAAATCTTAGTTTCTTTAATAGTAACTTTATATCTGTTCATTTGACTACCTGAACTTTTACTGGTTGATTATTTAAGTAATCAGCAATTTTATGATATGCAACTGCTGTTAATACTTGGGGTGCTATAAAAGCAATCATTGCCACAATCCAGAACATATAGTAATAGTTCTCTTTGTTTTGTGTTCTCATGAATTAATACTCCATATTTTAGAACAATAATCTTTAATAGAACGATCTGATGAAAAGAATCCTGATCGAGCAGTATTCAATAATGACATTCTATTCCACGCATCACGATTGATCCAAGCTCTACTTACACGATCTTGTGCATCACAATAATCAGAAAAATCTGCAAAGACACAGAAAGGATCATGATTAAGAAGATTATCTAATAAAGGTTCAAACTTCTCTTTGTCTCCTTGACTGAAATGACCACCCTTAATTAAATTAATAACTTCCCAGAGTTCAGAACTCATATGACTCTTAGGATCATAACCCATTTCCCACAATTTTGCAATACCTATTTCATCATGACCAAACAAGAAAAAATTCTCTTCCCCTACAAGATCACGTATCTCTACATTAGCACCATCTAATGTACCAATAGTAAGAGCACCATTCATTTGGAACTTCATGTTTCCTGTTCCTGATGCCTCTTTACCAGCAGTAGAAATCTGTTCTGATAAATCAGCAGCAGGGTAAACCTTCTCACCTAACTTTACACTATAGTTTGGTAAGAATACTACACGTAACTTACCATCCATATCAGGATCAGTATTTACTACCTCGGCAATATTACAGATAAATTCTATAATCAATTTAGCCATGTAATATCCAGGTGCTGCCTTACCTCCAAATATCAATGTACGTGGAACAACATCAACTCCATTTTTAATTCTTAGATACTGGGACACAATCCACAAAGCCATCAAATGTTGTCTCTTATATTCATGTATCCTTTTTACCTGCACATCAAACATACTATTAGGATCTACAGCAATACCAAGATTATCAAAAATATATGTTGCAAGATGATGTTTACCTAGTAACTTTGTTTCTCCAATTTTCTGATTAAGAATAGGATCATATTGATATTCTTCCAACTTTTTAAGAGCATCCATATCGGTAATCCAATCTTCACCCACATACTCATTAATTACATTAGTAAGAGCAGGGTTAGAAGATGCAATCCATCTACGTGGAGTAACACCATTAGTCACATTAGTAAATTTATGAGGCCACAAATCATAGAACTCAGGCATCAATTGAGTCTTGACCAATTCAGAATGCAATGCAGCAACACCATTCACATGATGAGAACCTATAGTGGCTAGATGTGCCATACGAACTGCCTTATTACCACGCTCATCAATGATAGACATTTTCTCCAACATGTTATCATCAGCAGGATAGTGTAAGCGTACCACTTGTAAAAATCTACGATTAATCTCATAGATAATTTCCATGTGACGTGGAAGAAGATTCTTAAAGAGTTTAAGATCCCACTTCTCAAGTGCTTCTGGTAAAAGTGTGTGATTAGTATAAGCAACTGATTTAGTTACTATCTCCCATGCCTGTTCCCATTCAAGATGCCTTTCATCCACCAACAATCTCATCAACTCAGCAACTGCAATAGCAGGGTGAGTATCGTTTAACTGAACCTGCCAATGATGTGGGAAATCTTCTATATCATATCCACGTTTATCTAAACTTCTCAACATATCTTGAAGAGATGCACTCACAAAGAAATGTTGTTGCTTTAATCGTAATATCTTACCAGCATCTGTTCCATCATTAGGATATAGAACCTTAGAAATAGTCTCAGATGAGACACTTTGTTCTACAGATCCCATATAGTCACCTATATTAAAGGCATAGAAATCAAAAGTCTCAGTAGCATCTGCTCTCCATAGTCTGATCCTATTACAGTTATTAACCTTATATCCTAACTGAAGGATATCATAAGGAACAGCAATGACCTGTTCTTCAGGAACCCATCTTACTCTATAATTTCCTCTATCCGATACATAATTTTCTACCTTACCACCAAATCCAACATGAACGGATTCATCTGGGTGACAAAGTTCCCAAGGCCATTCTCCATGTAACCAATTATCAGTAACCTCTATCTGCTGATTATCTCTTATCTGCTGCTTAAAGATACCATACTTATATCTTATACCATAACCAGTGGCAGGAACTTGTAAAGTCGCCAAGGAATCCATATAACAAGCAGCCAAACGACCAAGACCACCATTACCCAATCCAGGTTCTTCTGCTACATCTAAAATTTGTTCTAATGTATATCCAAATGATTTTAATGCTTCTTCTGCTTCCTTCTTTATACCCAGACTTATAAGATTATTACCAAGTTGTGGCCCAATTAGAAATTCTGCTGAAAGATATGCCACTTCTTTATCAGTGGGTGCCTCCATAGACAACCAATAGTTCATCATCTGATCTCTTACAGCATAACTTAATGCCATATAGAAATCATGAAGAGAAGCACTATCAGGACGTTTTCCTAAAGTATAGAAAAGACGTTCATTGATACCATTATACAGACTATTAGGATTCGTCAACTTTTTTCTTCTTGCTACCTATATTATACTTTGTTTCTAGTATCCACTCACCTTTATCACGATACGATAACACTTTAATTTGATTTAGAGGTGCAATATCTTGTATCTTAGTAGCATCTACGACACCAACCAATCCCCAATCAGCAAGGAGCTGAGCAATACGGTTGCGACGCTGAACGTCATTAGAAGTAAGGTTAGCGTGTTTCCCATCTAATGCAAATAATTCTTTAAAATGAACAAGATAATACCTTCCTTGCTTGTGCAAGATATGGCATGATTGATATATCTTCTTTTCTTTTCTTGATGCTACGCCAATTCTTGTTAAAGTCTCACGGACTTTTAAAAAATCATCAGGTTCATTAAGGGTTACCTCCACCATCTGTTCGGGTGCCCACTTAACTTCAGGCTCTTGAACCACACTCATTGTCTTCCTCCAGTTTCAAATTTAGATCTTATAAAATTAAGTTGTTCGTTTGTTAGGATTCGCAGAGCTTGTTTTGCCTTTTCGTTACTATAACCATAATAACGTTTCACCAATTCAAGGTCTTTGATTTTATCTTTACGTAACCAAGGAGAGAATCTCTTCTTAGGTCTGAGTGTATTTAGAAAAAAATCATATTGCATTTTCTTTGATAGAAAATGATACTGATTCATCTCATTAGCAAACATAAGAGAATCCAAATGACCAGAGTAAATACGATTCACAATATAAGGTGAGTAATCCTTTTCTAAGGAAGGATCTTCATCAATTAAATTTTTCTTTGTCTGGTTGATAGAATTCAACCAATCTTTCAATTCAGTCATTTGGGTAATTTACGATTAAAATTCCAGTAATCAAATTTTTGCCACATATAATATATCCCAATTAAAGTTCTCTTAACAAACTCTTCAAGGAATATAATAGGAATAACAATTAATTCAAATGTTGTCATTCCTATTTTTCCTATCCTGTTCAAGAGAAAGTTGTCTTTCAAACTCATACTTCATGGTAGAAAGATTTTGAGATAAGTATTGTTCCCACTCATTACCTTCTATAAGATCTTCCAAATGAGCTACATGCTCAAGTGCAAAAACTAATTTAGTTTCAAGATTCATTCTCATGATAACTCCTTAATTTTATCTCGCCAATACTGACGATCAGTATCACTTATCCAAGGATTATGTTTCTGGATATGTGCATAATCTAACCACTGTTGTGCATTCCAATCTTTCTTGGGCCCTAAGTGATCTTTAAGGCTCATTATACATCTCTTTGTGCTTCTTATCAATCTCTCTTGATTTATTCTTGATTATAATTCTATCATTTTTATAATCAGGAACAAACTCTAAGACATCCATATGATCCCACATGAGTTCTTCATATAGAGAATTGAGACGATCCATATCCTCCCATAAATCATTAATGTGTTCGTGATCTTCTAAGCTCATCGGATAATTTGGATGTTGTTGTCTTCTGTCCAGAGTTCGACTTTATCTCTGAATCTATTTTCTTGTTTAAGTTTCTCATATCTCTTGGTTGCTTTACGCTTCCACCAAGAAACAATGTTCTCTAAATGAAACTTGTCCCAGTTCTGACCTTTCCTTAATTTATCTTCTTCACCAAGTAGGACTTCACGAATGTTAGCATATCCATAATCAGATATGTAGAATCTTTTCTTTTGAGTGAGTCCGAAAGCCATATCTATAACAGCATTAAACTTTTCCAATTTCTCAGTCTTACCATACTCCTTCAAAGAATTTTTAATCCAAGCAATCATCTTAGTTTGTCTTTTCATCTTCTTAGAAGATGCTCTATTGTCCGTTAGAGGTTGATTATCATTCAATCTAGTAAAATGATCATGAAGTTTATGAAACACATCTGCATGAAGCAAAGGAAGGAACTTACTCTCTGTTAAACCTTTATATCTCATATAAGGTTTAAGACCATCATACTGCGATGCTGATGTAGTAGAACCATAAAGGGATGTAGTCTCAAATAAACCAATCTCTTTCTCAAACACTTCATTCAAGGTCTCTCTAGCAAAATGAGAAACACATAGAAGGGCTAAAAGTTTTCCACCAAGATAATTATATCCAAATGGTTGTGATGGAACTATTACAAATCCCATCACAGCATGACGATTAAATATGGAAAGATTAGGTTGATTTCCTAACCAAAGATTTCTAGGTTTAGAGTTAATAGTAGGAGACCCAAAACGAATAAATCCCAATACCTGCTGAGACCTTTTCTCATAGACCATCCAACGAAGTTCTCTACCTGGTATATTACTTTCATTGTTATGTGATGAAACTGCTTGTAAAAGGTTTACATAATGTTCCTGTGGTAATGCATTCTGAAATCTTTTACCAACAAATTTAATATCAAACTCCATCTCTTCAGGATGGATATCTTCATTAAAAAATTCATCCTTTAATGAGGTTAAAGGATTCTCTTCAGCAACTATTTCTCTTTTTACATATCGAAGATAATCCTCAATAGAGGTAAAGTTTTCAAAATAATCAATAAATTCATCGGCAGCCCATTCGGCATCAGCCTCAGGAATTATCATAATTAAAACTCAATTGAATTGCATTATCAAATTTAAGATAGGTGGGCCCATGCAAAGCACAATACTCATTAAAAGTAATCATCATTTCTTTGCGTGTTAGATTGCAATGTTTTGCTGCCTGTGGAACATTCCATTTTGCACAGAACAACATCTCCATTGCCGTTCTAGTCTCTGGCCTCATAGAGCATCCAAATCTCCACCATGACGTGGTGTATGGTTAGCCATTCCATCATGATTACCATCATTAGGTAACTGACCAGTCATAAGATATTCAACAGTCTCTTTACATCCACGAAGATAATGAAGTTGAGAATCAACCTTTAACCATTCATCAAATGATGGATCTAATCCTTCCTTCTTCTTAGTAACTTGATCTATCCTTTTAGTAAATCTAGTTAAAAGTTGCTCTAAATTTTCTGTTTGTTTCATTAGTAAAACCTCTGATTATCGTCAAGTGATCTCTCCAGTTCTAATACAACAGTATCCATGATACGATTAAAAGATCTTGACATCTGACGATATCCAGATCCAACATACAACTGACCAGCAAATACTGATAATGTAGCAAGACCCCAAAAAATATAATAAAATTTGGACTTGACTTGATTTCTTTGTTTTTCTTTTGTAATCATTGTACTATTTGAACTTTTACTGGTCTATTGTTTAAATAATCAGCAATCTTATGATATGCAACTGCTGTTAATACTTGTGGAACTATAAAAGCAACCATTGCTACTACCCAAAAAACATAGTAATAGTTCTCTTTATTTTGTGTTCTCATTTTTTTCCCAAGGTGTTTGATGATCTAAATCTAACCATTTCTTTATTATAGCACATATTTTCTTCATTTGAATTCACACTCCACCATAATCTCAGTTAAACAAGCAAGCATATTTATTTCTTGATCCGCAACAAATGCCATTTGATATTGATACTTAGCAATAGTAAGAACAGCAGCAGGTATGGTATTCGGAACCAAAGACTCGTAGAGATTATCATAAATCCTACGAAATAAAACAGAAGTATCATTATCCATGTTACTGTTGACCCACTTACGTACTTCAGGAAAGTTTTTTGTCTTAAGGTTTTTAATGAGATCATTTACGGCAATATCCGAGAATGCAGCTAATATACCACTATCTATCTTTCCTGCAACAGAGTATCTCTGACACTCATTAAGTACCCTTCTCCAGTCTGGAAAATGCTTATTAATTAATTCTATGAGTACTTTCTTATCAGCTTCAATCCTCTCTTGCTCCAAGATAAAGTTGAGTCTTTGGAAGAAGTTAGCAGCGATTTGCTGTTTCTCTTTTCCTCTAATAGAAAAGTCAACCACAGCACACCTGGAATGGAGGGGTTCGAGGATTTTATTCTTGTAGTTGCAAGTGAAAATGAATCTGCAGTTCCCTGCAAACTCTTCGATGAATGCTCTGAGTAAGAGTTGTACATCATTGCCTGTGTTGTCTGCCTCATCAATGATGATGACCTTGTGTTTCGCCTCCGATGTGAGAGATACAGTTGATGCAAAGTTTTTTGCGTTGTTTCGTACTGTATCGAGGAATCTTCCCTCATCGGATCCGTTGATGACATAGAAGTCTACTCCCAATTCATTACACAATGCTTTTGCAACAGTAGTCTTTCCTACACCAGGAGGACCAGCAAGAAGCATATTAGGTATTTCTCCTCTATTTAGAAATTCCTTAAAGGTTTTCTTTATGTTATCGGGAAGAATACATTCTTCAATTGTTTGGGGTCGATATTTCTCAACCCAAATAAAATTACTCATAAGTCATTCCAATGACGGATTACTCCGCTAATAATAAAACAGTTAGTAACGAGATAAGAA